TAACGTTTCTACCAGGAAATTTTAAACTGGTATCTGTGTTGGAGGTGTTGTCATATACCGTAATAGGTACTTTGTTTTCTTTGTCTGTAAAATTAACAATATATGGCATGTTTAGACCTCAGTAAAACCAGTTAAACTCTGTACACGTATTGTATAGTCTACTTGAAGTAATCTATTCAATGACTTTTGAACAGGGTGAAAAACCACATGAGTTAACAGTTTTCCTTCTCCGTTAGGGTTATAGCTTTTTAAACCTAGTTCGTCAAATACAAAACTGCTGTTCATATCTTGACTGTTATCAAATGCTTCTTGACCCACAGGCTCACCGTAGTCTAACAAACAACTGATAACAATATCGCTGTAGGTTGCACCGCTGACATGACGTATTTCCATTTTATTTCTTGTTGGATCTACGTTATCAGTGGCATTTTGATCAACGGTTTTAGCATAGGTTTGATTGTACAATCCTGTATTAACACCAATGGTATTTGGAGTTAAGTAGGTAATTAACCCTGTAGGATCAACAGTGGTTCCGCCACTGCCAAACGCCATTTGATAAATCCAGCCCTGTCCTTGATTTGACAAGCTGTTAACCATTGCTACACTCATGTTTTCGTAGTGGATAGCATTGCGTTTATCAATAAAAACTTCTTTGGTTTCAGGATCAAAAATTTTGATATGGCCTTGAAAATGCCAGCCTGTAGACTCGTTAGGGCGTTGGTTTTCCTGCGGGTTTTGGTGTTTCATAGTCGGTTCACTTGTTTTTTTCTGTTCCATAGTATATTTATTCAGGCAGCTCGGTGCTCTTTTGTTTTAAAAATTCTGGAATTACTCCTAGATTTTTAAGCAGGGTTTTACCCGAACTAGCTAGACTTTCTCCTCTATCATACCAAACTTTTCCTAGTTTTCTTATGATTGTAATACGTGTTCCTGCAGGAACTGTGTCGGTTAATCTAATATATGGATTTGTTCCGTCGACTGTAAATTCAGGCTCTAATTCAACGTCTGCTTGAGGGCTTGTTATATTTAGAGTCTGATCATAGACTGTAACGGCATCTTTACGAAGACGTTTACCAGCAACAAAAACTTCTATTTGATTGCATCCATCAAATTCAACTGGAATTGTATTTCTAGTCCAAGTTTTTTCACTGAGTAGTGGGACATATGACAGTGGGCCGATTAATAAACTACTGCCGTCACTGACAAAATCCAATCTTTCCTGTTCTTCAGTATAAGGTAAACTTTCAACTCGACTTACATCAACTACAGGAGTACCAGCAGTATAAAGTTCTGCAATTGCAGTTCCTGAACTTCCTCTTCTTAGTTGAGATAAAATATTTCCATTTTTAGCATAATAGTCAATGCGTTCGCCGTTGATGTAAACGGTGCCTGGAATATTTCTTGATGGAATCGGATCAAATAGGCCTGATGCATCTGTTAAGGAAATTTCCTGGTTGTAATAATATAAATCATTAACCAAAGTAACTGATTTATCTATGCTGAATCGTTTAAAGTGATGTATGTTTAACATATCTTTGAACACTTCAAATCCTAGGCTTTGTCTTCTTATATAATTTCCAAACTGTACAATTTTAATTGTGTCTGTTAATACTGTGGGCTTTTGTAAGTAAACAAAATTTCTAGGAATAGAAACTTCATAATCTCTTTCTTGAGTTAATCTTTGGCCGTTTACATATACCCAAATATAACTTGCACTAACTGGTTCTCTAGAAAGTTGGTAACTAGATTTGCCGCCTGCATATTCGTCGCTGATGATATTCATATTTGGATACTCGCTGAACCAAGTAACTGTGATTTCATCACCTTGTTGCAGCGTAGTTGTACTGTCATTTTCTATAAAACTTGTTCCAGCAAATACAATATTGTTGTTTTCAAATGTATACTGACTACCTACATCAATAACAATTTTAATTTCGTCACCGCTTGTTAATACTTCTGTAGATACAGTTATAGAGTTGTTATTACCGTCGTAGATATAATCTAAAATATATCGCAATGGTTGGTTATTAACAAAGACTCCAATGTTTTGTCGAGTAGCAATATTTGCTAGTTGAAGAGGATCTTTTAAAATGTTAATAACATTATTTGTACCATCATACGTAACAAATTCAGTTTCTGGGCCTGTTAATTTAATTCCGTTAATTTCGACAAGAACTGATCCAGTAGCACTGGCTCTTTGTAAGTTTACAAACTTATCAAGATCATAACTTAATGTGCTTCCATCAAATATCAAAACTTGATTGTTTACACGTACCACAGACTGTTGACTAGAATCAACATCAGCGGATGCTCCTAAACAAACAATTTTTACAATTTGTCTACGCTCTGGACGAGTAGAAAATTGAATTAAGGTCTTTTCTGTTATGTCAGTTACGTCGGTACTATTGATAAACAACACATCAACTTGTAAACCATCAACAGTTACCAATACACTGGCAGTATCTGCATAATTTGCTTTTGTTAAGAAATTAGCAGTTTCACCGTCTGCTTCAAATTCTTGATAGTCTAATAATGCGGCGCCACCTACACCGATGGCTAAAATTTCTATAACGCTTCCTGCTGGAGGTGCATCTGAAAAAACTACTTCATTGGTATTGTAATCAATGACATATGTTAGGATACTATCGGTACCGTTATATTTAATTTTGTCAACGTAAACCATCAATGATGCAGATTCTAATATAGCTAAACCTATTTTAAAATTTCTAGTACTACCATTGCCATTAAGAATTCTTGATTGTAACGGAGCTGCTCCAGATTGTACTGTATGGAACACTTTGATGCTAACGCTTTCTAAGACCTGTCCAGGAATGTTTTCTTCTGGAGCAGGTACTTGGTCCGGCCCAATAAATTTGCCGCCGTCAATGCTGATATCTTCGGCCATTGTGCCTGTGGCTGTTACATAGGCTCCACTAACAGCACTGAGACTTCCTCCAGAAAGATTTGTATCAATAATATTAATGTCAGTGATATTGACTGTCCCGTCACTTTCAAAAGGCCTGAATATCAAAGTATCTCCAGGATTAACTGTAATATATTGGCCAATCTCAACATTTTTAGTTACGCCATCACCAATAAATGTAGGCATCTGAGCATGAGGATTTAATATTATTGTTGAATCCCAATTTGTAGAACCGTCAGGGTAAACAACAAAGCTAGGATCATCTATACGCACTGTCTCCGGAACTGGGGTCCCAGGATCAAATACAACCCTCGGTGCTCCTGCAGAATCTAATGTGTCAATACTGCGAGAAACACCATCGCCTACTCGTTTTAGATATACGGAAATTCGTTGACCTAAAGCTGGCGCTTCTGGTAGTGTTACATAGTTTGTACTGCCGTCTGAGATATAGTGAAAATCATTATTAGATTCTACACTGTCCCAGGTATCAGTAAACCAAGGTAAGGCATCCCAGCCGCCGCTGACATCAAAAGTAGTACCTTGAATCTGGACTCCTCCAAAGTCAATTCCTGTCATGAGTTGATTTACTTCTTTACCCAACATACCTGCTGTTGGACTATAGTACTTGTTAATTCTGTCAACTGCGTCTAAAACAGAGTTATCTTTTTCATAGGAAATTGTGATAACATCGCCTGCTGTTGGCAATGAGTTTAACTTTAATTTTCCTCTTAATAATTCATAGGTGTCAGTTTCTAAGGTATAAAATGTTAAAGAATAATCACTGTCTAATATTATTTCACTATTGATGATTACAGATATTTTAGTCTTATCTCTTGTAGGAGGATAATTTAAATCAAATATTGCAGTAAACCCGTCAGTTGTGAAAGTTTGTTCATATTGATAGTTAGAATAAGAACCGTCTTTGGTTATTCTATCAAATCGTAATGCTAGATTAAAAGATCTAACTTTTCCGTTACCTAGTATCGGTGATGCTTTAGCAATATTTGTAGACGATGCATTTCCGCCAATTAAACTAACTGCGGCTGTGGTGTACCCAGATCCAGCGGTCAGCATTTTAATTCCAGACACCTTACCGTTAGATATGTAGGATTGAGCTGTAGCTCCGGTGCCATCACCGGTAATAAAAACTTTGGGTGGAGTTTTATAATCACTACCTTGATCAGACAATTGAATATCTATTATCTCGTATCCATTGTTATCTTTCCACCACTTGTATGGATATACATCCAATTCTTTAGAATTGGCCAATACAGGCAACACCTGTTTAGTTTCTTTGTCATATTTAGGTGGAACATCAAAGTCAGTTATCGCTGCTCCTTGACGATCAATGTCTGTATATCTACTTGTGTATTCTCTAATGGTAGTTCTAAAAGGTTTTACTTCTTCTAGGTATTGCTGGAAACTAGCCAGATTGTCATTCTTATAATTTGGACGTTGATCTAAATCTCCAACATTGTGTACAGCATTTAAGAAACTGGTTTTAAAAGCCCAATCAATATATAACTGTTCTGAGAACACATACTTCATGCTGGTAAAGAATAATTTATTCCATTCAACATTTAAATCATCAATAAAAATATTATACTTTACAGCATCTAAAATATTTCTCAGTTCTCTAGTTGGTTGATTGTCATAGACTTCTTCATCGTAGGTGGCAACATAGTCATAGACTTTTATATTGAATAAGTCTTTAGATAATTCGATGGTTCCGTTCTGTCTTCCTACCAATTCATAATTAGATAGAACACTTCCGGTTCCGGCCGCTACTCGCTGTAACAACGCCCATCCGCCATTGGCATATTCTCGAACTCTTACTACATCTCCTAATTCAAAAGAATAATTTATTTCTTGAAAAACATCGGAAATTTCTCTAACAATTCTAGTTGTAGAATTAAATCCAATTGCATACCAATCTAGATAGTTCCAGTAGTTGGTTGTATTAAATGCCTGTACTTTAGATTTAAAAAATCCTTCTCGTACATTGTCCCAATAATATATAGTCCAGTAATTGTTAAATGTGGAATCTGTTTTTACCAGTACTGAAAAGCTACGCACCGAAACATCTGCTGTTGTATATTTTCTTCCTTTTTGTAAAACAGTAACAGAAGCTATTCTTCCTTGATTGTCTAATACCGCTTGTGCTTTTACTCCGTTTCCGTCGCCAGTAATCACCACCGGTGGAACTGTTCTATAACCAAACCCAGGATCTATAACATCAATTGTGTCAATTACTCCGTCTACAACATTTGCAGATAATGTAGCAGGTTTTACCCTTACAATACCTACTTCGGATAATTCTTCGTATGTATCAATAGATAGATCATACAAATTTAAAGAAGAACTAGGAAGAGGATCTATCTTGTTAAGATATTCAAAATCAATTAGATCAACAAAAGGTTTAGTTGTCAAGATAGAATTAATTCTATCAATAACAATTTTTAAAGCTGTTGCTCTGTTTATAAAAATAGTTTGTATTGGTCTAAAAGCTAATCCATATCTTTGTTTAGGACGCAACGACGGATCTGGAACTGGGTTACCTGCTTGATTAAATCCTACCAAGCTGTCTATCCATTTTTGTTCTAGAGTCTCACTAGGCAAGCTAGATGCTTGCCCTTCTGTTAGCAATTGGTATTCAGTGTGAATAACATTGGGAGTTCTTTCTGCTTTATAATATTCAATATTAAGCAGAGCAGAGTTTCCTTTAATTACAGAATCAAAATTGTAAGCAAGGAACGTGTCTTTGTCAATAATTGCAATGATTGGCACGCCTTCGCCGATAGGATTAACTATCGAAGATGCAATATTAGCTGCTGAAATTTTTCTACCCGGAATTCCTTGAGGAATAACTGTTTTATTTTTTACCCAGAAATAATATTTTGTACTTGACTGAAGTCCTGTTGCAGAATTAGTAAATCGCTTGATGCTGTAAACAGCATTAGCATATGCAGGCTGTCCTGATATGTTATTAGCCAATCCATCAACTGTGTCTGCAAGTTTATTCCATTCTGTTGGAGACACTGAGCTTTCTACCCATTCGTAAATGTCTATAGAAGCCCCAGGTGCTAGTTGATTCCACATACCTGATCGATACGCAACATCTCCTTGTTCATGAGATATCCATTTTACTTTATTTAAATCCCACCATAACGATCCAACGTTCTTTTCAAACCATGCCTGATCTGTATCTACAACAACTTGATCTGTTCCGTTGGTGTATGTTGCAGGATCATAAGGTGTTTTAAATTTAATTTCTTCTTCGGCCGATCCAAGAATCTTAAATTTATTTGTGTCAATAATATCAACATCTGCTAGCTTGACATTTTTTTCATCGTCATACAACGAAATACTCTTTAATAGATCAATGTTAACTAAATCAGTTTCTTGGCCAATTGTGGTAAAACTATTTTTTGTAGGGTCTTTTCTAAAAATTCTGGTGCGGCCAACTTTTTCTCCAGCTACCATATAATCGGGAGAACCTGTTACAATAGCAGAAGCGGTGGCATCTATGGCGTAACCGAATCCTTCATTGTCTCCTAGATCGGCTTGTAATTTTTCAGATAAGATGTAAGTTTGATCTTTTAATTCAAACACATAAACTTGACCAGGATATCCTTGATCTTCTGCAAAGGTTGTGCGGCCTCCATCAAATCTAGTACCTTGACCAATGTCAAACAAGGTAGGTAACATGTACGGAGTATTCTTTGCTCCTACAACGATCCGTTCTGTTCGTTCGCTGATTGACAGTCCAAACCCAAACAATTCATTATTATAAGTTTCATAACTTTGTAATGTTTGTTTCAATCTATATTCAGGAAGAGTAGAATCTGTGTCATATTTGAAGACATACACCGCTCCCTGATTTTGTAGGTTGATATCTGCTTGGGGGCTTGACACAACCAAGGTTGTTCCTGAATAATCTACATCAATAGCAAAACCAAACAAATCGCCTTTGGCTACAGTTTCGTATATAGGGAGGTCGTTGATATCAGCTAAACTACCTGCGTTGATTGTTTGTATTAGGTTATACAATTCATAAGCGTTTTTCTTATAGATATAAACTTTTCCAGAAGATGTTGAAGATTCAACAGTTATTAAACTCCAAGGTGTTCCGGACGGAGAAGGAGTTTCTCCATAACTTCTATAAGAAGAATCAACTCCATTAGATCCTAGTTGATAATAAGAACCGTTGCGTTTAACGGCATCTCCTTGTGCATATTCTTGATATGAATTCCATTCGCCTCTATAATTTGTAAAATACTGCCCGTCGCTTAAAGGCGCACCTATAACTAAAATAGATCCATCTCTATTCATGGCTAGGCTTGAACCAAAGCGATCTCCGCGTTTAACTAATTCTGCTAATTGATCTGCTGATAGCATGCCTTCGGCTAATATTACTGTAGAATCATCAGTGTCACTTATAGAAGGGTTGGAAGGAAGAGAGCTTTGTGTGCTCACAGGATCTAATTTTTGCCATTGTCCTGAATTGATAGTAATTGTGCTGCCATCACCGACTTGATCTTCTAAAGATTGCCATAATGCATTGTCATACCATACTACAGATCCGGCTTCATAGGTGGTAGCACCTGTGGCATTATAAACACCTTTGTAATTTTGATTTTGAACAATTTGCCATTCTTTAGCGATTGTAGGATATTTTTTAATTATGCTATTACCCATAGACAATGGCAATGCTGAAGAGAAATAATAAAGAATACCAGCAGTTGATTCTGTGACCACTACCTTAACATACCTAGTTGTGGCTACATCAAAACTAGATATGTATTGGGTTTGTGTAACTGCTCTATTATCTAGATAATAAGTAACTCCGGTTGTGTATAACGTGCCGCCACTCAATGTGCCATTGATATCATCTGCGCTGAAATTAATAGGATGTTTATTGGTAATTGTTCCTTCTATAGGATTTGGAAAATAAACATTGCTCAGATCAGTTTGATCAAAGATGTAGGTACTGCCAACTTCTAATGTTAGGTTAGGATGATATTGCTCGTTGATATAATATTTGTATCCTGTCTCGGCTCCTTGAGCTGGACCTACTGTAACTGCCAATGTAATTGTTTGAGCTGTATCTGCTGCGATAGGAGCATACTTGTAAAGGTAGACTCTACCAGTTTCATTAAGAGCTCCGGGTGCAGAAATTGCCATGTAATAATTGCCAGAGTCTACACCAAGTACAATCTTTTCACCAAAGTTTTCGTTAGACTCTTGGCGGGGGCTAACAAAGGTAAATTTTTCTACCCAACTTTGTCCACTCCACTCGTACATGGTAACTGCACCTTGCTTTTGATATCCGGTACTTGTGCCTTGGTCATTGGCTGTAATTACTGTTGCTGTTTCCCAGTCTTCGTTGGTTAGATCTATTGTACTGCCGTCGCCATTTATGTCTACCTTGGCCCTCCAAAGTCTACCCTGGTACAATACAATGTCACCTTTATCGTACGAAGCTGTAGTATTAAATATATCTTGATAGTCTGATTTAACACCATTGGCATTTGGAGATCCTACTGCAAGCCAACGTCCGTCAGGACTGATTGCCAGTGTTTCGCCGAACACCTTGTCAACTGCACTGCTTATATTATCTGGTTTTAATAATGTCTGGAATGGTTTAAGGCCTTCAGACCTTTCTAGATAAGCCACTACCATGTTACTGCCGGGCATAGATGATATTGTTTGTGTCAGTATATCAGAATACACTACAGATCTACCGTTGTTCTTTGGCAGTGAGATTCCATATTCTGCAAGATCTGTGACTTTAAACTGGCTTTGTTTTTCTACAACTTCCCATTTGTTAGATTCGTTTTTGTCAATCCAAAGTTTTGCTCCGTCTGAAAGGGCAGCAACTTTGTCAAGGTCTAAACTTTGATACGATGCAAATCTTGCTTCATTGAACAATTCAAGATTTATTACAGTGCTTGGTTCCCACTTAGGCTCTTTGGCATCTTTGGATATTTGAAACGCTAGAGCATTTACATTAGGAACTTCAGTTATTTTATAAAAACCTTGAAGATTCTGCACATTTCTAATACCAAAAATATCTCCAACACTTAGCCCGTGTGGTCTATTAACCACAAGTTCTACTCTGGTTTTATTAACATTTAAATCCATTAAGAACAATAATTTTTCAATGTTGTATCTTAACACTGTCCAAGAAGTTTCTTCAAAGGTAATCCAAACTTGTGTATTTTCTTCAAACGTAGTAATGTCGAGATTTAATATATCATCTCTTGTAGGAAGAATATAATCAACATCTAATACACTAACATACCCTGCTACCCTAGGAGTCAATGCATATTTTTTAACAGGATTGATATCTTTAGTAAACGGAGTTGAGGCAATTGTAAAATCATTTACAGGTACACGAAGATATAGATCTAATACATCTGTAACAGCGTCTGCTGGTGCTAACAATATAGGTTGAGGATTTAATTTTAAATCATTTTTATGAATTCTAAATTCTGTTTCTACTGATTGATCTGTACCGCCAAGTCTGCCTACACGGAACGCCCATTCTTCGTTGAGTTCAACACTGCCGCTGTTAGTCCTACTTAATTTTTCAAATACTTTGGTAACAGAATTAGCTGTTCCTTTTTCTCTTATAAATCCTTGATAAATTCTAAACTGGCTAACATTGTCTTCGGCCATAGCCTGTAGATATTCTCTAGTTTGATATCCAATAACATGTCGACTTAGATCACGTTGACTAGAACCCAGACCGTCTGCATCCGATTCATAATAGTCTTGGAACTGATTAATTCTATAATCAAAATTAGCAACCAATCCTTTCTTAGGATCAGTATCTAACTTTGACCAAACTGTGTCATTGAATGTTTCTGAGCCTTGTTGATTTTGTATGCTGGTCCAGTTATAAGATTTGTAAGCTACGATATCGCCTAGTCGATAATCAGTGTAAGGACTCCACTGTTGAATGTTTACATTGTCAAACAAGAATCCCGGGCTGGTATAATCTCCGTCCCAGTCAACTGTACGGAATCCGCGACTCTTAATACGTTCTTGGCGATAACCTGTAGTCTTGTCATAGATAACATCGTTGAATACTGTGCGATCATCAAACAATACAACATGTTCTTTTAACACATAGTTGAGTTTTAAGAAGTATATACCATCGTTGGTATTTACTGTGCTAACAACTACTTTCTGGAAGTCTCTCTTAACGTTTAAAAATATTGGTAGTAGCGGAGTACCGTCGCTTTGAAAAATTTCATAATCATAAAAACTATCAAATAAATTATCAGGTACACCACTTAATATGTTTACACTAACTTCTTGAGCACTAGGACTCACTGTTAGTAAACTGCCTACTGCCCAGTTGTGTTTTGTCCAGAATAAGAATTCTTTGCAACTGGTCTGCCAGTTATATGCAGTTTGAGTTTCAGAATTATAGCGATCAAAATTAAATCCTATAAATTTTAGGTAGGCTTCGTATCCTAAAATAAAATCTACAACAGCTTGTATCGTGGTAAGAACTGTACCGTAATACATCTTTCGAGTTTTAAGTTTGTCAAAGGTCTTTCTAAAATAAGCATCAACGCCACCAACTACAGGCAGCTTAGGTAACGTCTTCCATAACGATTTATCAAACGTGCCAGCACTGGTGTGAGATTTTAACGCACGATAGTAGACATTTTGAGTTCTAACAATGTCTCCGTTATTGTAAAGTTTATCTGGAGCCCAGTCATAAAATTTTGCACTGACTCCGCCAACACTGGTCAACGGATCAGTACTGCTGGCAACGGCAGGAAAATAATTAAAATATGATAATTGATTGTCATATCCTTTTACCTTCCAACCTTCTGCTAGTTTTTCAATTAGTACTCCGCTGTAAACAAGACTAGCAATAGGAGAACTAACGTTAAAAATAATGTTATAGTTTTCGTTAGGAACATAGATACTGCTAGAAGTTGAGCTGGGATTTTTACTGTCTAACAGATATTTTTGTTCTGTTTGGTCTACAAACCCAGAAATTCTAGATGATAATTTAACATCTAGATTATTAATACGTGTTATTAACTGCTCTGAATCTAAATTTTTACTTTTTATGTAAGTAGAAATAAAAGATATTAAACCGGATGTCTTGAATCCGCTGGATGTAGGAACTTTCATGTCTGAAAGTTTAACAAATATCCCAGTATCATTAAAAACAGTCTGTCCTAATTTATTAACAGTCATTCTAGACTTGTCAAAATTATCAGTGATAAATTCAAACGGCTTTAGTAAAGACAATGCCATTACCACAGAGAACGGCCATTCTGAGCTACTTCTCCAAGCAAACTCAGAAGGACTGATGTCACCTAATTTATAATCTCCATTGTTGTTAACCAATGTGTAATTTGTGGCCATACCGGAGTCTAATGGGCTTAAAAGTTTTCCATCTCCGTCAGCAGGAATGTGATTTAATATCGATGTTCTTGCATACCTACTGTAGGTGCCTGCTCGAGGACCTTGTTTTATAATGCCAAGGCTGATATCTTCCCATAGTATTAGGTTACCAGAAGTATAAGGAGCGGGACCGTATTCACTTTCCCACCATGCGGGTTTTTCGCTGAAGCCTAGCATTTCCCACGGGCAAGTGTGAGGTCGTGTAGTGTCATAGAACCACAGATATGCGCCTCTCCAATAGCCTGGAAGATTTTTTAGACCTGTAGGGTCTGTCATATTACTATAGGTATAGGTAAAACTATTCTCTCTATCAAAATAAAGATCATTGTTAGTATAATCTATATCTGTATTTGCTACCCAGCGCAGGAAGTCTGGAGAAACAATTGCATCTAAATCTTCTTTGGTGTAAAGAGCGTTTCCGTAGTAGCCGCCAAAGATCGCATCTATATCAAACAATGTAGGATTGTATTCTTGTTTGATATTATTGTAAATTCTACGCTCTAATTCTAAAATAGCATCATCTCGGTAGTCATCAAATGCAGAGATAATACTGCCGTCATGACCTTGGATTACATTTCTAGGAACTTGAAATGTATCGTCTAAAAATTTATATGGTAGATATTTTTTGTATAGTCCTAACTTTGTAGGAGTGTAGGGAATATAGTTAAAGGCAGTAGAAACATATTCTTTAATTTTAATAGAATCGCCTTCTGTTAAAGTTACAGACAATCTTACAAAACCAAATGTGTCGTCAAATGTATAGTCTGTGCCGTTGATAAGTTGTGTGTTGTTTAGATAAACATAAACTGCTCTGTCACTAAGATCTGTTAAATTAAATTTTTGACTTAGGGCAAAAACTTTAATTCCCTCATCTTCAACTGTATAATCTATATCGGTGTGAGCACCATTGCCAACCATGTCGGTTCCAGCAAACGGATTTGATATATCCTTGGCTAGGCCCATATTAGAGATAACAGTATCTACAAAATCCGCAATGTTATTCTCGGGTATTGTTTCTGTTATTCTAGTGATAAATTCATTTTTAAATGTTGAATACAATCTAGAATTATATCTTAAGGCTTTGATAAGATTTGTATTTTTATCGCATAGCACATCGATTGCCAACGGTGCTACACCAGAGTGTTTTAAAAATCTTGTGGTTTTATTCTGATATCCATCTATGTTTCTAAGATTACTATTGCCAGGGTAAGTTCCAGTAAATCTATCATCAACATCAAGTGCAAAGCCAACATGATCGATGGCCTGTCCTAATGTAAAAGTTTTTAATTCTGTGTTTAACGGATTTTTTTCAAGTCCGTGTGGTATTGCATAATATCCTTGATCCGGATCTAGGTCAGTAAAAATTTTAACCGAGATAGCATCATTTACAGCAAAAGTATTTGCAAACGTAAATATCCCTTCAATTCGTGTGTAGCTTTCTTTGAAATAAATGCCGTTTAAATAAAATAAAATTTTAGAATTGGCGTCATTAAACAATTCCCAATTCACAGTTGACAATTGAACAGAATTAGTTGCTTCTGTAATGATCTTACTGTCTAATATTGGTTGCAGATATTCAGTATCTGTTGTGATCCATGAATTTCCAAACTCATCTAAAGGATTAAATCTGTAAAATCCAGTGTTTAGATTAACTGTGACTGTTTGTTGATTCCGTGAATAGGTAAATAAATCAGAGTCAAGATTAAATTTAAATTGTATATCGCCGACATTGTCTATGTTTAGATAGTCTAAACTAAAACCTAATTCACTATCAGCAATGCTATTGCCAACCTTATATTCTAAAATAGGGGTTCCGACAAATGTACTAACTGGATAGGAATCTGAATTGCCAAAACTAATTCCGTTGACATCAAAAATGTCAAACAGCGGAACTTGATTTACCTTGGTTTTGTCTTGGCTTCTTACCCAGTTTGTTCCGTTGAAATAATACATCAGACCTTTATTGGCATTACCGGATCTTACTAATACGCATTCGTCTAATAGGGGTTCAGAATCATCTACAGTTTTTAATGCTATTTGTCTACGACTGTTATGTGTAATAAAACTTACCTGATATATTTTATTATTTGTCAATGTATCAGTGTCAGCAATTACTAGTATTCTTGCACCGCTATATAAAAACTCACCATCAATGCTGTAACCTTCACTGCCTTCGATGGTCGAAAACACATCAGTAGTAAATGTATCAATAAAATCAACAGGAGTTTTAGCAACGCTTCCGTGATTGAACAATTGCAAATTAGGTCTAAATTCAATAATAGGTCGCTTGGCTCTAAAGCTATCTCCTGCTTCAAAATCACTGCCGTTGAGTTTATGCGCCTGTTCTAATGTGGCTTTGTGAAACCATCGATTATATCTAGACCAAGGATTACTATCAATACTGGCTCTGCAAATAGTGATGTAATCTTTTTCGCCGGGATAAGCAGTAGCATCATCAAAAGGGTCAGTATCAAATCCTGTATTGTCAAAAATAACTTCTGGAATTTGACTGGTAATGATTGGAACTTCTAAGGACGAGAATTTAATTAATTCGATAGTTCGTCCGACGTTTTCAACTAACCAATTATCTTTGGCATATTTTTTAGGGGTAACGTTGCCGCCAAATCTCACAACCAGTCCGTTGGTAAACTCAACTCCATTACTGCTTGTATAAGTTTCTTTTCCTATAATTTCTTTATCAATATCAATGCTGGTATTGCTGTCAATGTTCTGAATTAAAAATCTACCAAATCTATCAGGATTGATTGCGCTCTGATAATAAAGTATATCCGGAGCATCGTAGGGAACTTCAAATGTAACTGTACCGTTGGTTGCACCGTTATTAGTAATTCCTGAGAAGTAATCAAACTTAGATGTTTGAACACTGTCTTCAACTATTTCCCAATTTGGGCCTTCAACAATTGTGCCGTCGGCGCTGGCGGTAACATAGGTCAATGCTCTCCATAATTTTCCATCGTAGACTGCTAACTGATTTGGAATGTAAGGAAGTTCTGGTCTATATTTTAAACTACCAGTATCGTAGGCAGTTCTAATAAAAAAACCTTCTCTAGGACTGTTAACATTAAATTTATAAGTTTGTCCTCTATACAAAGTAATTGTAGGATTATTTGTTAGACCATCGGGATAAAAAATCCAAGATGATGTCGTCCCTTGTCTTACTCTATAAGAGCTGACAATATCATTTCCTTGACCTAGGACCGTTACACTGGGCGGGCCGCTCGGAACCCAGTAGTATTCACGAAAGTTTACAAACTTGTCCCACTCAATAGGAGGAGCCCAGCTGTAATGTTCTTGACTGGTAATTTTATCATCACGCTCATTAAAGTTGTTGAAAAATTGCAATTGATTTTTAAAATCAATATAGTCATAGAAATTCTCAACTTGTCCTTGTTCGTTGTTGATTACTACGCCCGGCTCAAGCTGATATCTACTTCTTAAGGTGGTATCATCATCGAGATAAATGTCGGAGCCGTTATATGTTTTACCCCAACGACGACCTATATAACCAGTTGTTTTTTGTAAAACACCGGGCTGAACCAAAGGATCGACCACAGCAGCCATGAACTTGTCATTGGTTTCTGTTTTAAATACCTGAGGCAATAGGTCAACGGTTCTTCTAATAGGAAGTCCACTTTGAGGAAAAATTTGATCTGCCATTTCTTATACCTTGATTATGATGATACAATATTTGATGCACTTACACGAATCTCAGAAGCTGAGATCGAAGTTACAATAACAATGTCATCTACTGTTGCTCCACTGACAAATATTTCATCTGTAGAACTCTGAATTTCAAAAAGACTACCAAAACTCTGTGTTGGCTGTCTTGGAACAATTACTAAGTTACTTAAATCCGGAGTAACTGCATTAGTAATATAAGTGATTAATTCGCCTAGATAAAATCTATCTCCAAAGTCCCAATTGGCAACATCGAAGAAATCGTTGATCGCTGAAACAACCCTTACCTTTAGGTCGTTGTCGTTGATTGTTTTATTAGGATTTTTAACTATTTTAAATTGTGCCTGAAGGGCGTATTCAGCTGTTGCGCCAAATAATACTTTGTAGTTTACAGGATGATAAATGATCTCATCACTGATTGATTTAATTTCTCCTAGTGCATTACCAAAACTTATTCTTAGACTGTCGCTGTTCGGCGCTTCTGGCTTGGTTGTTACTCCGCCAGATAGATATTTTCTAAAACTGGTGTCATATGATTTTGTTAATAGATAAACATCAATGATATTGCTTACACTAGGATCGATTCTGCGGTCCACATTAGCGTTGTGAATATATTGGAAAGTTAATCGTGATCTACCAATATTAGCAATATATGTAGGCTCTAGTATAAATGAGTTTGATGCGTAATCTACACGTTTAACACGATCTTCTAGACTGTCATAAAAATACACTAGGTCTCCGTCATTGAAGTCTGTTACACTGACTGAGTTTTCTTGTTGTTCTATTTTTATAACTTCTTGACTATTATCAAAATAATTGTAGATAATATTGCCAAATGAATCTTTGCTTTCGACAAAGAAAATATAAGGTTTTTTAGTATCGGTGTCTAGTCCAACGATTTGTTCAAACGCTTCAGGATTGTCAATTACACCATCGTCATCTCGATCGGCAAATGCAATCTGTACTGCTTCTGCGCTTTGGAAGCCGTCTTCAAATTTAATCGAATCATCTACTTCAAATATCAAAGATTCTTTGATAGGAACAGTATTTGCGGGTTTAGGATTTATGCCTAAAATTCTAATTTGATCTTTGATTACTTTACCAGTTTTACTGTCGTAGATTTTCTGACCAGAATCATAATAGAATCTGTTTTGTTCTAAGCTACCAAAAATATAATTTAAAACTCTCACACGAATTTTATATTCGTCGGCTTCTTTTGTAAATGACAATAACCAACTAGTGTCAACGTTATTATTAGTTGTGTCTCCTGCTTTACCTAATGCAAATGCATTGATTAAATCAATGTTAGGAGCAGTGATAATTTTCCATGTAGATGTTGTTAGGTCAAAACGTAGACCAAAGTTTTTGTTTTCTGCACAAAGGTTAACAATTTGTGTTTCTAATGCATCAGGCAAATTATTAACAAACTTAGGAACAATCCTAGCGGCAATGGCTCCTGTGGGAATAACATCGTTGAAAACAATTGGGCCTTTACCTGTGCTCAATACACCTCTATTTGCATTGGTACCATCGCCGACTACTCTAATAATTTTTGTCCACATGCGATCAGTTTGATCGGGATCTAGCGCATCAGTTGTTACTAATTCTCCGCGTTTAAAACTTTTTCCTGCAGGAGGTACAAATTTTATTAGTGCGCCGGCAGTTACATATTTTAAAGTGTTGGTTGTATATCCACCTACTTTTTGTAAAGTTAAATCAATGGCATTTAAAAAATATCCAGTGCTTTCATTTACATCGCTGGTAATCTGTGTCCAGGTAGTATTTGTGTCAGTGAACAAAATTTTATCATATTTTGTAAAATAATAATTATACACTCCTGTGCTGGTAAACAAAGGTTCTATACTTTGTCTAATAAAATTAACTGAGTCAATTCTATTAATTGGTTTAAACGCTAGACTTTTTTCACTTTCTTGTTTGTATATTAATCCGTCGTCAGCAAAGACATTTACACTGGAATATTTTCCGCTGGCATCAATAATATCAAAATTGCGTGATACTCCGCTGCTGGTTCTATTAACTGCTTTGACTTTTAAAATGTCTTGGCTGCTGGTTAATGGCGCAAGATTATAATCTTCCGCCGTAATCATTCTGTTCTGAGTGTAGTATTGTGCTGGGGCTTTTGTTCTAATGCTTTCAACTGATTCAGCAGGAACACTGTTGCTGACTGTATATTTTAAACTCATGCTAATGCTGAGTGTTTGTTTAGTGCCAGACTTGCTTACATAAGGAACATTGATATTAATTCCTCGCATTTCATTAGGCAAAATGCTATAAGACAAACCATTGCTGGTACGGTAATAAACACGGAACGGGCCTTGAGGTAAGTTTCCATAAACTCCGTCAGCAAAAACTAAATCTATCCGGTCGCTGTTTTTTGTAGATATTGCATAGATGTTTCTAATATTTTTTTCTATAGAGTTGTAGGCAATATTGTTACCGGTAAGAGCTGAAACCTTAGTCCACTGGTCTTGTTGAGCACCGTTGGATGCTAAAGAAAATAACCAAACGTCGTCGTTGTTGATATTATTAGCATCTACTGAGACTTTTTCATTGGTAGTTGGAACTGCTACTGAAAAGTCAGCAAGTTCTAAACTACCTTGTTTAAACATAAAATAGAACCCGGTATTGGCACTTGACGTTCCCTTACCATCATTTCTATAAATGAATCCAAGTTGATTGCCAGGAAGTGGTGCTTCTTCGTAGATTTCTTCGCTGCCTTTAAATGCTGTACTTACTAGCTCAAAAGGCATGCTTCGGCCGGCAACGTTTTTTTCATAGGAAAATATAGGAATATCTCTATTGGCTGTACGGAAACGATATTGTTCTGTAGGAATTCCCTGTATTGAAGCATCACCTTGACTGCGGCCAAATTCTGTATTGTCGGACATGGCAGCATTTAACACAGCAACAAATTGTTCTTTCCAGTTAGCGTTTGTGGGATCATTCCAAATAATTGTTTGACGTGCTAGATTTTTTCCATTGGCATCTAAGAGAGCTTCTGTGGTGCTTACTGTGTCAAACTTCAAGAGTCCTTTGCTGGCAATATTCCTCTTCGCATTATAGCTCAACATACGGGCTATGCGAAGGACGCTTTCTCTACGAGAAGCTAATTCAATAAAATTTTCACGACTAGCAAGATCAATACGAAAAGCAAGACTCTGTCCAAGGAAAGCAACAGCATCAATCAGGGCAAGATATTCACTGCTTTCAATGTAATCGTTGAAGTCTTCTGGATAATTTTCACGCAGATACGTGATAATAACACGACGGAGATTCTCAAAGTCGTAACTTTTAAAGTCAGCATTTTTAAAGGTCTGATAGATCCTTGTCCAATCCTGGTTGATAATTAAATTTGTTTGTCTTGTAGTAGTTGTCATTTTAACGCCCTGATATCATATTTACCCTAAAAAATAAAGTAGTCAGTTAACAATGTTGTTCTTTTTATCAAAGTCAAAGGTCATTTTTTCATTGATATTAAACGGCAAATAAACAACATCTGCTTGTATACGAATACCCATGTCTGTGGTATCAATGGTCAATGCATTGACTCTAACTCTTGGATCGTAATTGATAATTTGTTGCACATCATCTGTGATCATTTTTTTAATTTCGGGTGTAAAATTTTCAAACAACATGTCCCAAATAATGGTTCCAAAGTTGGGATTTTCTAATTTCTCGCCTTTGCGAATATAAAAATGATTCATTAAATCTCGCTTGACTAGATTGATATCGTAGAGTTTAAAGTTATTTTTTATTTCGTTAGAGCTGAATCCTCTATATGTGAAACTAGAACTTGTCTGTGCTGTTGTGGCTTTGTTAGTTGCCACTGATTGTTGATTGTATAGTTTAGCCATTATGCTTCCCTGTCTGTTATATCAGGTTTGACTGATAGAGGATCTAAATTTTCGTGTCCTGGCCACGGTTCGTGCATTGGAATACGTTTCATAATACTTTCTAGAGGACTAGTTGTATCATATCTATCACTGATCCAATCTGCTTGTGCAGGATCAATTACCACGTTCTCAAATATAGGCAATGCTTCTGGTGGAGTTGCTGGAGTTGCTGGGGCGGCATCTGCTGCCCCTGGGGCTGCTGGACCATTTAAATTAATTGCTCCGCCACTCATTGTAATATTTGCGCCACCTAGGCTAGCGTCACCTCCTGATGTCATTTTCATGTCGCCGCCAACTTTAATGTCTGTATCGCCGCCCGCCATTAGTTTTATTGCGCCAACAGTATTGTTGTCGTAATCTCCAGCTGTGGTAATTAGAGTGCTGCCGCCAATGTCTGTATTAAAATCGCCTACAAAGGAACAGGTTTCGTTTCCTTCAATTGTAGTGTCGCGGTTTCCAACAACAATAATATTGTTATTGCCGTCTACCATTAATATTTTATCAGTGCCTACTTCAGTTTGATGACGTTCACCAACTTTAAGATTAAAGTTTCGACCTACTTCAATATTAAAGTCGCGGTCAGCATAAAAGTTAAAATCTTGTTTAGTATGAATACTGATACTATCTTCAGCAAAAATATCAATCTTTCCGTCGCTGGTCATTTCAATCCAACTAGTTCCTCGACTATTACCTATGTAAATTAAGTCTTCGCTAGAGTGCATTAAGATTTGATGCCCTGTACGTGTTCGCAATCTTACATATTCGTCTTTGGGAATCGTTGGCTCACCACCATCACCGTCTAGAGTATCAGCATAATCGTAGCCGCCTTCACTGGCGTTGGTCCTACGTTGATACCTATCATCGCCGTCATCCATAACAAACTGTGTGCCGCCTAACCGGCTTACAGGAACAGGAGTTGGACTTTGACTTTGTGTTTTACCGATGAAAGATTTTTTAGCACCGTCTCTACGATCAAGTGGTCCAGGTGTTGAAATTCCGTAAACACTGCTGGGAACATTTCTACGAGCTGTACTCTTTGAAACTCCTCTAACATCATCTTCAAGTAGGCCTTCTTCTCTTAGGTGTTCAGCAAAAGGATGAACTGCTTTAGGAATTTTGTCTACTTCCATGCCTTCTTCAAGATCGTTAGCTCTACGATTTACTTCGGCTACTGGAACAGTGTCAACATCGTAATACTCAGAGTCGCCTTCTGCAAATTCCACTGCGTCCGATCCAGCAATTGCAGGAACCATGTGATTAGTAAATCTATCAGGAACACAGCCCATCCAAAAGCCTTGGCTAGGATCTCCGTCTATAAAAAATATAATAACTGTTACGCCAACGTCCGGCGGGACGAACCACATACCATAGCTTTTTTGGCTGTCGTTGAAATCGTCTGTGTTAGCGCCTTGGAATTCAAAGGCAGTTGCTCCAAAAAACGGACTTGCATAGCGAACCCCGTAGGTCTGGCCAGCGTCGCCTAGACTGTTACCGTCTTTCTTTAATAGTGTAACTTCAAGGCCGCCCATGAAGCTGGGATCTAAATGTCCAATAACTTTAGCTAGGAACGGGCCGCCTGATATGTCCGATTCTTTATTTGCTGATTCTCTTTTTACCTGTGCCATTTATTATCCTTCGAAGTCGCCTAGATCTGCATTGTTTTGTGCTATTTCTTCATCGCTATATCCAGGGCCAAGGCCGCCAGCATCAATGCCAAATAAGTCACTGTAGTCAACATCATTGGAATAATCACTGTTTGGTGAAAGATCAATAACATCCGGTTCTGAAATGTCAACTGCTGACCAGTTTTTACTAACACCTTTATAAGGATCGTAGTCCCAAGGTTGATTTGGCATGCGAGTAGCTTCTAATGTTTGTGTAAATTTTCCATCGCTGAATTTGTTATTGCATTTAATAACTTTGTAAATTCCGCTGTAAGGATTAATTTTTTCTCCAGGAGGAAAATTGTAAAGTCCTCCTTGACCGCTGGTTCCTAGATTAGGTTCAACTGGAGTTCTAAAAATTAATCTAATAAATGTATCTGTGCCTTGATAATTTAAACTACCGGCAGCATCTCTCATTGCATCAACTCCGCCGGCATTCGGGCCGTCATAGATGTCTCCAAGATAGTTGCCCATTCCGCTGTCGCTGATCCAGTAAGGGTCTCCGATGATTTCTAAAGATATTTTTGTCATATCTCCAGTGCCTTGATTTAAAATTTTATTTTTAAGTACTTCAGCAACACGCCTTGCTACTGTTTGTGCTCCAGGACCACCTTTGGTAGTGATTTTTGTAACTTCAAAATCACCGTAAGATGGGCTGGCATCGGGCGTAGCTGTTGTTTCTGCATCACCTGTAGAAACATTTTTTAATTTTTGATCTGGATCTTCGTCGGCTGAATTCAATGCAGGATTGGCTACACTTTCACTGTCTTCTGCACTGGTTGGCATTTGTCCTTGATGGAACAACTGATTGATTTGTATATCAAATTTTATAATGTCATTGTTTTGACCGGTATAGATGTACTTGTATTCTTTACCAATAATTTTGTTTAATTTTTCGTAGCCTGGCGGGTTGGCGCTGGGATTTCTAAATACACTGCAATGTACTTTAAAAGGCAGTACTCTAAAAATATAAGTTCTTTGTCTGCAATTTCTTTTTAAATCAAACTCGCCTATAACTATCTGTACATCTACTCTGAACCAAGAAATTCGACCGCTGGAATCTATTCCTTTACTAGGGTCGATTGCGTCTTTGGCATATTCACTGCTTAGTACTATTTCTTGTATAATATTCTGTATTGTAGCTCCGGCTTTGAACTGAAATTCTCGTTGTTTAGGATCAATACGCAACTCACCTCTTTTTATCAATCCTGTTTCTTCATCGGTAACATCGCCTTCAAATCCAAAATTAAAATTTCCGCCACTGCTAGGACCAAATCCTAGACTACTGGATCCAATTGGGCCTGTACCAAAATCTAAACTATCCTGTCCTGTGCGGCCTACCAACGGAGCAGAGATTGGCAATGTTGGATCAAAAATCATAAGACCGCCTTCATCTTCGGTCCAACTTCCTCCAGCATCTTCGCCAGGCAAGCCTACACGATCTGCCCAATCTTCAGGGAATACAACAATATATTTGTCACCAGTGTCTTGCTTGCCTTCTTTTCTTAATTTTTCCTGTGCCCTATTTAAAGTCACACATAGGCTGGCATCGCCAGCCACTAGCATTTCTTTAATGTCTTCACCTCTTAACTTGAGATCAGTTTTAACCTGTTGTGCAATATTAGTGAAACCTGTGTGATTACAAGGTACTGCTTCACATTTGTAAGTTGAACCACCTTCGTTCGTAGAAAATGTAACTTTGGTAATTTGAATTATAAAGTATTTTTCTAATGATGCTGTGCTGCCAAACATCTGGCCGTTGTCTTTATGTCCTGCAAATTCCAACTTTAATAGATAAGGAGTTCCGTTATAATTAGGATAACCTGCATTGATAGCTGCTGCTTGGAGACTATGAATAAAATATCCCATACTATATGGTTCATAGACATCCCAGGTCATTTTAATCTGATTGGTATTACCTGTTTTTTGGGTGGCGGCTAGAGTTGCGTCCATTGAAAAATTATTAACATAATATTCTGGTTCACCAACAATGGTAGCAGCACGTTTATCGTCGTAGCGGCCGGCACTGGAAAATACAACATTTTCTAATGCACTGGGTATTCCCCTGTATGAACTAGGATTGTTAAACTGATCTGGCGTTAGACAACACAGTGTCCACAAAGGAGCATATGACGCAAACTGTTCTAAAATATTTTCAAATGGTGGGCCATCTATGGTAGACGGAGTTGCAAGTCCTGTGAGGTTCCAATAGTTGTTTTTTGCTATTGCTCCGTCTAGGTCGCCAAATTCAGTGTCAACTTGAATGCTTGCTAATGCAGCATCTGATACGTTGGTCGATATTGAGGCAACTCCCCTGCGTAAATTTAATATTCCAGGATCGTCGTCGTTAACATCTCCGTTAAATCCATATTCATCCCACATATTATATTCCTAGGTAATTTTGTAAGTTTGATTTTTTAGGAATATAAATTTCAATGCCAGGTTCAAAATCATAGATTGGATCTTTGATTACGTCCATATTCCGTTGTACAAAAACCCACCATAACTTGGGATCTCCGTAGAGATCGTAGGCTAATAAATCTGGACGATGACGATATTGATTTTCTATGACATACTTGAAATCTGTTTTTTCTGCTGGCACTGATCTAACCGACATTAACTCCAAGTACAATTTATTTTGTTTTGTCGAAGCCCAAGGGCTGGTTTTTCTATACTTGACTTTCTTTTCAACATTTGCCATTTTAGATATAACCCTTCATGCTCATATCTCCAGCAACATATTGTTGAAGACTAAATTGTCTTAGGCGTGTTCGATTGTATATCGGTGATACTGTAATGGATATTTTACTAACAATAGGTACCCAAGAAACACCAAAGTTTGTAGTACATTTAACATAGTTGACATCTTCAGGAAGGTCAACACTAAAACTTTTTACTACAATAGGCACACTGTTTAACACTGCCGGACCGTATCCAGACAGATTACATATTATAGGAGGATTACCAACATTGTCACTGGCTCCATAAAACATTTTTGTTGCTGCTTTAAAAAATGTTGTAGCTTCAATCCAATACTGTGCATCAGTTTCTGTTTCACAGCTAAATTCGCCAGCAATAGTTATATCTTCTACAGAACTGTTTTTATAAGCCTGGAAGGGATAATTGTTGTGAACAGGATCAATGGTGCTGTAGTTTGCTTTAGTGGCTATAGAAACACTAGGCAGATAAGGCCATACTACACCATTAGTGTCTCGTAGTCTAGGGAACGCTCCGTCACCAAACAGACCAAAATTACAGTTAACTCTAACACGCCAATCATTTTCATTTGAAGATTGTACTTCAACGAAGGATCCTCTAGACTGAAATAGCTCGCCACTACTGGGTAGGTTCTTACCCCTAAAAAGGCTAAGTACATTGTTCAGTTGTCCTGCGGCCGACGATACTGCTCCGGCAATACTACCAATTGAACCAATAGCACCCCCTATGCCTAGACCATTGATAGCACGACCAATATCACCACCGGCATTTGAAAGTCCTCCTGCAATACCACCGAGACCTTTCATTGCTGTCCCCAGGTCGGGCAGACCGCCAACGCTGGCACCGTTGAGTGCAGAACCAATAGATCCGCTTAAACGGCCTACTGTTTTTTCTAAATCTGCCATTCCCGTTGTTATGCCTCCTCCGAACCCGCCTCCAAAAGAGTTGGTAACAGAGCCAACAGCTTTTTTAGCTGAGGATATAACTGATGTGAATGGATTGAGCGATAAAGACATAAAAAGACTCCGTTTAGACTATTTATTATTAAAAAAATGTGCTATTATTATATACATCGGAGATCCCTATAACTATGACGTTAATAACGCAACCACCTAAAATAAAGTATCTAACTAACAAAGATTTACTAAGAGAAATACACCTAAGCAAAAACACCTACTGTACGTTCCTAGCACCGGAACACAGTGAGTATGATATCATTTTGCCCAACCTTTCTAAAATCAACATTCGCACAATAGCAGACGCAAAACGTGCTAGAGCAACTAGGATGGGCAAGCAGGCTCATGAGCAGGCTATTTTTATAGGCGGTAAAAAGCTACCTGCAAAAGAGTTTGAAGTAGATTATAAAACAATTAAAAAAGTAGATGTTGTATTCCGCATCATGACCTTCGAACACATCCCGCTTGCACCAGGTCGTAAAAAGACTCTAAAGAATACCGCAGACAGTCATGACAAGGTAAACTTTCCTCCTTTCCAACACTGGAAGTTTGATGACAATGACAATCTAATACTAGTGGGTAAAAGTCATTGGAAGGGTGATTTAATTACAGGTGAGTTCAACAAAGAACATGGACAGATGACTAATAATCTAGCTCGTATGTTTATTAAACTCTGCGAAAGATATGCTACCAGAGGTAACGTTCGCGGCTACACTTACAATGATGAAATGCGTGGACAGGCTATTTTACAACTAACTCAAATAGGACTGCAATTCGATGAAAGCAAATCTGATAATCCTTTTGCTTACTATACTGCTGCTGTCACTAATTCATTCGTTAGAATTATCAACATTGAGAAACGCAATCAAAACATTCGAGACGATATTTTAGAAATGAATGGAATGAATCCTAGCTGGACCAGACAGAACAGCGGAGGAGGCAGTGGTGCTGTCACAGCTACCGCTGGCGTGTCATCTGGCGAAGTTGGTGGCGATTGGGATTGATCTACTTTAAAAAATCCTGTAAAATAGTCATATGAATCTATTTAAAAAAGTTGCATGTTTTACCGATATCCACTTCGGACTTAAATCAGGAAGCCGTACACACAATCAAGACTGCGAAGATTTCGTAATTTGGTTTTGTGAAACTGCAAAAAAGGAGGGTGCAGAAACCTGCATCTTCCTCGGCGACTGGCATCACAATCGCAGTACCACTGATGTCAGTACTATGAATTATACAGTTTCAAATTTAGAAAGACTGAGTCAAAATTTTGAAAAAGTATATTTTATTCTAGGCAATCATGATCTGTTTTACAAAGACAAGCGAGAGATTAACTCCGTTGAGTTTATGCGCCTGTTTCCAAACGTAGTTGCTATCAAAGAAACTATGACCCTAGGTGATGTAACTATCATGCCTTGGTTGGTTGCTGATGAATGGAAGAACATTCCTAACATCAAAAGCAAATACATGTTTGGACATCTAGAGTTACCTAGCTTTTATATGAATGCTATGGTGCAGATGCCTGATCACGGACAGTTACAGTCTCCTCACTTTGTCAATCAAGAACATGTGTTTACTGGGCATTTTCACAAGCGCCAGCACAGTAGAAACATCAGTTATATTGGTAATGCTTTTCCTCATAACTATGCAGATGCCGGCGACGATGATCGCGGTATGATGCTGTTAGAATGGGGTGGCACGCCAGAGTATCGTACTTGGTCAGGTCAGCCTACTTTTAGAACCTATAAGCTGAGTCAAATCATTGATCGTCCTGACGAGCTGTTGCGTGAAAAAATGCATTGTCGTGTAACCATCGACCTGCCTATCAGCTTTGAAGAAGCAAACTTCATCAAAGAAACATTTATGCCGCAGTACAAGTTAAGAGAACTCATGCTGATTCCAGAGAAGGTAGAAGTAGATGCACAGTCTGCTCCTATTGACATTAACTTTGAAAGTGTTGACACTATTGTTATGAATCAAATCAATGCCATTGACAGCGATACCTATGACAAAGGTTTGTTGTTGGAGATCTATAAAGAACTATGATTAAAATTAAAAATCTCACAGTACGTAACTTTATGAGTGTGGGCGCACAGACCCAGGCTATAGATTTTGACAAAGGACAGTTAACTCTGGTATTAGGTGAAAATCTAGACCTAGGTGGTGACGACAGCGGAGCTCGTAACGGTACAGGTAAGACTACCATCATCAACGGTCTTAGCTATGCTATCTACGGCAATGCCCTAACCAACATCAAAAAAGACAACCTAGTTAATAAAATCAACAACAAGGGCATGTTGTGTACAGTTAGTTTTGAAAAAGACGGTGTTGATTATCATATCGAACGAGGTCGCAAGCCCAATGTCTTAAAATTCAGTGTCAACGGACACGAACAATCTGCACAGGAAACTGATGAAGCACAAGGTGACAGCAGAGAAACACAAAAGGCCATTGAAGAAGTGTTTGGCATGACGCATGATATGTTTAGACACCTAGTTGCCCTAAACACCTACACTGAACCTTTCCTAAGCATGAAGGCTGCTGATCAACGTGCAATCATTGAACAGCTATTAGGTATTACTCAGTTGAGTGAAAAAGCCGAAGCACTTAAAGAACAGGTTAAAAACAGCAAAGATTCTATTGTTACAGAGAATACCAAGATAGAAACTATTAAAGCCAGCAACGATCGTATTCAGCAGAGCATCGATGCACTAGAACGCAAACAAAGATTATGGGAAGAGCAACACGAAACCACAATTGCTAACCTAGCCAAGGCCATTGAGAAACTCCTAGACATTGACATTGATCAAGAAATTGCCTCGCATCGAGCATTGGATGCGTATAATACAAAACGCAAAGCCATCAACGAATTAAACAATTGGATCAATCGTTGTAATCTTGATGAAGCTCGTGAAATCAAAGATATGGATAGGCTAAAAGCAGAAATTGCCAGTTTAGAAAATCACACTTGTCATAGTTGTGGACAGGGATTTCATGATGACAAGCAGGTAGCACTGTTGGCAAAGAAGCGCAAGGACCTGCAAGAAACTGCACTTCAAGCATTGGCAACTAATACTCAGTTTTTAGAACATACCAGTTCACTTAAAGAACTAGGCGAGTTAGGTGATTGTCCTATCGTTGTTTACGACAATTTAGAACAGGCATTGAATCACAAAAATACTCTCAGCAGTTTAGAACGTGACATTGAAATTAAAGACAAAGAAGCTAATCCCTATCTTGAACAAATTGAAGAACTAAAGAAGACTGCTGTACAGGAAATTGATTACGAATATGTAAATCAATTAGTACGTATTAAAGATCATCAAGAGTTCTTACATAAATTGTTGACAAACAAAGACAGTTTTATTCGCAAGCGTATTATTGATCAGAATCTAGCCTATTTGAATCAACGACTGACTTATTATCTAGATCGTATTGGTCTTCCTCACATTGTAGAATTCCAAAATGACCTAAGTGTCCTAATTACACAGTTAGGACAGGATCTAGACTTTGATAATTTAAGTCGTGGTGAACGCAATAGGCTTATTTTGTCTATGAGTTGGGCATTCCGTGATGTGTGGGAAAACTTATATCAAGCCATCAACTTGTTATTCATTGACGAACTAGTAGATAGTGGTATGGATGCCAGTGGTGTTGAATCAAGTATTGCTGTACTTAAGAAGATGACTCGTGAAAGAAATAAGAATGTATTCTTGATCAGTCACAGAGATGATCTAACCAGCAGGGTAAATCATGTGCTCAAGGTTATTAAAGAAAACGGATTTACAAGTTACAGCAATGATGTGGAGATTGTTGCTTGACCACAGAAGCACACGATAAGATGATCCGGGCCTTCCAGGAGTATTTTAAATGGCAGGACCGTTTTGAATACCGAGGCTCAGACGAAGCAGGCATTAAGGCACGATATTGGCTCAGCGAAATACGCAACGAGGCAGGTACAAGGCGAACAGAAATACAAAACAAACGAGAAGAACGCAAAGCAGCCAGAAAAGGCATGGTTGGGAGGCCGAAGAAGACTACATAAGGGATGACTTGGTATTATAAGAAAAAAATCGTTGAAGAAATCTCGGAAGAGTACATTGGATTCGTATATCTTATAACCAACAACATCTCTGGACGCAAGTACATAGGCAAAAAACTAGCGAAATTCGCAAAAACGACCTACAAGACGATAACGTTGAAGAACGGCAAAAAGAAGAAAAAGAAGATTCGAGGCAAAATTGAAAGCGATTGGAAGGACTATTATGGTTCTAGCGATGCGCTAACAGCAGACATACAGTCACTAGGCAAAGAAA